ATCCGTAGTTGCTAATGTTAAACCAACTGTAATAAGAGTTGAGTCAGATGCTCCTACTGTAATGTCATAACCAATATAATGTTGGTTAGCAATAGAAGCCCCTGCTGGGCGTACCGCAAGGCGGAAAGTAGCAGCAGTTGATGTTAAGTTAGCAACCGAAATAGTTGATACCACTGCTTCTTTAGCAGAAGGTACCGTGTATAGAGTTGTTAGTGTAGTTGCTGCTGGGTTTGATTGCCCAAGAACTTTTTTAGCCATTTGTATTTCTCCTTAGGTTACGCACCCATCAGCATAAATACTGAAGGTGTTGGGTCGGTTACGATTGATGCCCACGAAGCGGCTGTTCCGTTTGTGGTTAAATACTTTCCTGAGTTGCCAGTCTGTGATGGTAGAGCATCTACTGTTCCCCAGGATGAAGCGGTTCCATTTGTTGTTAAATACTTGCCACTTTGACCAGTCTGTGAAGGAACTACATAAGCAGATGTTGTGTCAAGAGATACTGTTACAGCACCACTTGCGCCACCACCTGTCAATCCTGTGCCTGCTGTTACTGATTCAATGTCCCCGCTTGTTGCCATGACAGACCAAACAGAGCCAGTCCATACATACATAGCAGCCAAGACAGAGTTAAAGTAAAGCGCACCTGTAAGGAGCGCATTACCATCATTGTCTAATGTTGGAGGAGTTGACTTAGCGCCAAGGTAACGGTCATCAAAGTTGTCATAAGTATCAGCAGCGGCAGTAGCCGATGCAGCAGCACTTGTAGCACTTGTAGCAGCAGCGGTCGCACTTGTTGCTGCTGATGTAGCAGAAGTTGCTGCTGCGGTAGCAGAGGCTGCAGCACTTGTGGCTGATGTTGTTGCTGCTGTTGCAGAAGCAGATGCGTTAGATGCTTGAGTGGTTGCTGTACCTGCAGAGTTAGATGCTGTAGTAGCAGAGGCAGCGGCAGATGTAGCCGATGTAGCAGCAGCCGTTGCGGATGCAGCAGCGCTTGTAGCAGATGTGGCTGCTGCTGTTGCTGATGTTGCCGCGTTTGCAGCCTGGGTAGTTGCTGTGCCTGCAGAAGCAGATGCTGTTGTAGCACTAGCAGCAGCAGAAGTAGCAGATGTGGCTGCAGCAGTAGCACTAGCAGCAGCGCTTGTAGCGCTGGTAGCAGCAGCAGTAGCAGAAGCAGCAGCACTGGTTGCGCTAGTAGCAGCAGCAGTCTGTGATGTTAAGGCAGAGGAAGCGCTTGTTGCTGCAGCACTGGCACTTGAGGCAGAAGCGCTTGCGCTTGCTGCTGCGCTAGTTGCTGAGGTTGCTGCGCTTGTGGCACTTGTTGCTGCGCTTGTGGCAGATGTAGAGGCAGCGGTTGCTGAACCAAGGATGGAATCAACATAGGACTTTGGTGTTGCACTAGATGCGACCATCCCAGCACTGGATAAACCAGTAATAGTTCCAGCACCACTAACAACAATAGATGCTGTTGAGGTTACAGTACCTGTAAGAGTAGCGCCATTGATTGTTGGCGTAGTTAAAGTTTTGCGAGTAAGTGTTGCTACTTGGTCAGCACCGACTATTGAACCATCGCCAGTTTGTAATCCGTGCACATGTGTAAGTCCAGCAGATGAAAGGATGGCTGTGTCAGCATCAACACCACGGGCAGCAATGTGAGTTTGTTGTTCTTTAAAGTCACGACCAGATACACCATGGCGAACAGATGTACCAGCAGCGTGTGCTACTGCAGGTGTGTTGTCTTGTCCACGGGTAATGGTAAGAGTAGTTGAACTTGCAGCCGTTACCGTTACTACTTCTTCCTTTGAACCATCTGGGTCAAGGATAAGTGTGTAAGGAACTGTTGACGGAAAACCGCTGACAGAGATTACAGCAACGCTTGTTGTTGTATCGCCAGTTGCTGCCGATGAAATAGAGTTGACTAATGAAGTCTGGATTGCTGTGGCGGAAAAATTCCGCTTGAGTACTCCTGGGTCTCCTGCTGCCATGTGGGTGCCTTATCTCTGGTAGTGTGAACGAACGGGGAATTGACGGCGCATGTTCTCCGCCACTTCGTTTAGACGGGTGTTGTATACATTGAATAGGAAGCGGGCTGCATTAGCACCGCTGCCTGCTCCACGCTGGTTATCAAGAACATCTGCTTCTGCAGATAATGGACCTAAGCGTGCTGGGTCAAGGAATGAAACCATACGGAAGGCTGCTCCGTAGATGAGCACATCTTCTGCATACGATGGCAAACCAGTAACGGTTGACATTTCTTGTGATGCTGTTGAGTTAATATCAAATAGTGATGGGCGTTTAGCAAAAGCCACATTCACAGGGCGACCTGGAACAATAGGTGAGTACACGCTAAGGCTGTGTCCAAAGTTTGTTCCATCGCCAAATGCTGTTGGATTAGCAGTACGGTCAATCTGCCACGCACGCACTGGTAACCATTCTTTAGATGGACCAATGACCGAGTGGGTTACTGAAAGAATGTTTTGTACTTCATCAGGAATATCGTAGGTTGTGCGAGCAGCAATGTAGTTAAACTGGAATTGTCCGATGCCAAAGACTTGAGGATACACAGAGTTGATTGTGTCGTTAATAGCCTTCTTGATTTCATAGCGTGGAAATACTGGAGCAGCAATAACCTTAGATAAATTGTCATGCGCTACAGCCACTGAGCCACGCTGACCGCGCCCCCACGGGGCAAGGTTAAGTATATTGTCAATGTTATTAGTGCTATTGACATACATTAACTCATCGCCAATTTGTATGAAGCCACGGCTAACTACGCTTGAATCATTAACTGAAATGCTAGTAGTTGTAGCATTGGAAACTGCATCAGTAAGCCAAGTAGTTGATTCTGTATTCATGCTGTAACCGTGGAGAAGTGTCTCAATACGGTCAGTCATTTGTTCAAGAGTGCTCACAGGTTAATGCTCCTTAGCGCTGACACGGCTGACTTACCAGTGGTACTAGCAAGTTCATTACATACTGCATTTAAACCTTTATAGTTATTTGGTTGACGAGTTGAGTCAGCCTTATAGTTAAGCGCTCCTAATAAATCTTTGCCAGTAGTGCCAGCCCATTTGTTGGCTGCACCTGGGGCTTCCAGAAAAGCAGTACGGGCTGGGTATGTGCCAGCATTGGCAAGCCTGTTTAATTCAGCAACGAGTGTAGAACCTGCATAACCTGTAGCCATAGTTACTTACCTTTCTTCTGTGCTGCTCTCATGTTGTCCACAAGATTAGGATATTTTCTGCCAGCCTTTTTAGCAGCAGCCTTGGCTGATGCTTTAGCAGCAGGTGAAAGTGGTTTAGATTTTTTATTAGGATTTGGTTTATCCCATACTTCTTTTTTAGCCATTACCATTTCACCTTATCTGCCCAGTATGCTGCGCTCATTTTGCCTTTAGCAATGTTTGTCGCATGACGAGCCTTAAATGATTTCTGTCGTGCTGTTGGAGTTTTGTCTCCAGTAACACCCTGTTGACCAAAGCGAATAGTCTTGACCTTATCTCCTTCTTTAGCCACAACTACATGTGACTTGGTTGGATGACTTGGTGTGCGCTTTGGTTTATTAAAACCTGCCACTCCTGCTCGCTTTAGTCTTGGGTCTGTCATTTACTTTCCTTTAACCTTCTTAAGATTTGGATTAGATTTTTTAGCAGCAGCGCTCGCACTGCGAGCACCCGCTGCAAGAATTGCACCCGCATTTTTCATTGGGATTCCTTGTTTCTTTGCAATGCTCTTTTGAGCAGCAGCAAAACCCATTCCCTTTTTGGCTGCCATTACTTCTCTCCGAGAGTAGTAGGCGAATTAACTGGGGCACCCTTGATGCCGTAAGGGTTAACTGTTCCAAAGTTGTCATCTTGATTTGTCTGTGCGCTTCCGCATCCGCATTGTTTACACATAATTACTTACCCTTTTTCTTTAGCATTGACATACCTTTAGCAACTTCCTTCTTAACCTGAGCCTTTGATTCGCCCTTCTTAAGTTCTTTCTTTTTTGTTGCCATAGGTTCTGTCTTTTCGTAGGCTGCGTATGCTGCCTTCTTTGTAATCTTCTTTGCTGCTGCCATTTTATTTCCCCTTTTGTGTCTTAAGTTGTAACTCTCCGCCGACATAAATGTTGTACTCGGCAGAAATTTGAATAGCACGCTCGGCTATAGACTGAGCATTTGTTATGCTTTGTTCATTTGCTGCTAGTGCAGCCAAGGCTCCCAAGGCAAGTTCCCCGCCTGAGCCAATGGCGTACAAGCCACGGTCATCTCGCATCCAGCCAAAACCAGAATCTATTTGGTAGATAGTGGCATTGATACAAAGCAACATATCAAAGCCAGCATCTTTATCTTCTTTATTATTAGGGTTATAGTTGTAAGCAACACAGGCTGCCTTAAACGATGGCAGTACCTTTGTCATTACAAAATCATCAGTGCTCATAGTCTTAGTTACTCGCGGTGGTGTCCATAATGAATTTGCTATGTCACCTGCTAAAGCATCTCCCGCTACGGCAAATGTGTATTCGCCACGCTGAGTAACCTTATCCATGCCTTTGGCATAGAACGGTCTGTCATCATAGGAAGTCATGGAATCTGAGGCAAGTATTGCCCAGTCTTTTCCCTGAATTCCTACAATGGCAGTCATTATTTAAATCCCCCCGTATTGGCATCAAATGCTTTACCAACCTTGTTGGAATCATCTATTGCTTTTTGAATTTGTTTTGTTGATGTACCCGCTGGTTGAATACCTTGGTCACGAGCAGACTTGTAAAGATTGAGTTCTTTGTTCCACTTCTTTTGTGACATTGATTCAGGTCTACCAGCATCGCCAGTACCTAATTCCAATGTAGCAATCTTGCAGCCGAAGCATCCTTCTACAAACTCAGGGTGCTTAATTCTTTGATGTAGGCTCATAGTTCTGTTATGTACTCCCCATAATCGCCACCGATAGTTGGGTCAGTTAAGCGATTCTTAGTTTTTTCATCAATAATATATTCATGTCCACCTAAGTAATGTTCAGTGGATGCTGCAATATCTGTTTGAGCAGGGAAGCGATAACTTGAGTATTTTCCATCAATCATTAAGACAGAAACTCCACGATTGATGCCATAACGAATAAATAGTCTGTCCCAAGCAATAGGGGTTTCATACACTGTGGGTGGTACGAACTTGTACTCTGCCATTTATTCTCCTTATTGGGTGTAGAGGGAGCGGATTGCTCCGCCCCCTCCACTATCAAATTATGACTGGATTGATGAACCAGTCTCAATGCGGTACAACGCAGCCTGACGGTATAGTGAGAATCCAAGGACTCCGTACCAACCGATAGGGCGGAAACGCATCAAGCGGTCAACGACTGGTCCGATGATAACATTTGGCTCCTGTGCAACTGCCTCAGCAAGTGCTTGCTTTCCAGCAAGAATTGTGCGGTAGTTAGCAACTACTGGAGTTACTGTTACAACGGTTGTCGCTGTCACTGCTGCTGTGTTAGCAGTATCAACAGTGATTGTGGTTGTTGAACCTGATGTAACCAAAGATGTAATCTTTGCACCAGATGCAATACCTGTACCTGAAATCTTGTCTCCTGCTTCTGCAGAAGTTGCGATTACAGATGATGAAGCCACACCAAATGTGTAACCTGCTGATGTTCCAGCAACAGTTACTGCTGTTGTAGCAAGTGCTGTGCCGTCTGCACCATCTACGCCACGGTACATACGAGGTGTTTCTACGAAGTAGGCACCTTCAAATGTTCCGATTGTGCCAGGCCAGAACTGACCTGTGCCTGTCTCGGCGTACTTGTGCATGTCGTTCCATCCGCCAACGCCTGTTTCAGCGCGTAGGTCGTGTGAAACTTCTGGGTGGATACCGCACCAGTAAAGTGAACCTTCACGAGGTACAGCCTTGTTTGAACGCAACTTCGCAACAGCCTTACGGATGTTGGCAGCAGTGATTGTGTCAGATGCTGTGATTGTTGCTGTTGATGTGCGTGAGCCACCGTAGATAACATTTGAACCTTGGCGCAATGTTTCCATTGCAATCTTGTCCAATGAATCTGCCATGTTGAACGCGATGATGTCTGCTACTGCAGGGTCAACATCTGATAGTGAGAATAGTTGTAACTTACGAGTTACAAGTGATGCGTTTCCGTATTCAGCGAGTGAAACAGAAACTGTTGAAACATCTGACAGTGCTACTGCATCTGGGTCAGTTGTTTCTGATGAGAGCGCGGATGTTGCCGCTGCCAAGTCGTTGTAGATTGAGAACACAACGCTTGAACCTGGCATCGCTTGCTGAGCAGGGCGCTTGTCGGCTACTGAGCGAATCAGTGGCTGAGAACGAAGCGCGAACTCTACATAGCGGTCATACGCGGTTTTGATTAACCCTGCGAGTGCAGAGGTATCTGTGTATGCCATTAGTTCACCTCCTGGTGATTGGTAGTTTTAGTTGTAAGTCTGAACGCCAAGGATGGAACTTAAATCAGCAGCCGAGGTAGCATTTAAAATCCTTGCAAGGGCATCTTCATCTACACCTGGTGGTGTACCTGATTCCATTACATTCTGAATTCTGCGCTGTGCATCGGTAGTAGAGTTTTTAGCCTGAGTTTCCTCTGGTGATTGCTGTACTCCGAATACATCGCCATACTCAGCAAGCCATGCGGACACGGCTTCTTCTGTAGTATCAATATCCTGTGGGATAAATGCTGCGACTTTTGGGTTAATTCCCTTTGCTGATAGAACATCCTTGACAGTACGCTGACGAGTCTGTGTTTTTAATGTTGAGGCTTCTACTTCAAGTTCTTTCAAACGCTTTTCAAGCGTGCGATTTACCTTGCGTAGTTGCTTGACAACATCCTGTGGCTCATTACCAAAGTCATCATCTTCGTCATCGTATTCGTAATTGGTAGCCATCTACCTATCTCCCTTTGTTAGTTGTGTTCGCAATCCGCAAGAAGGTTCGGGGAAACCTAATTGGCTATTGCTACCAGTCTTATACGCCCCCCTGGGCTGGTCAATCAGGGTGGGGATTCTTTTATATGCTGCTTTCTGTCTTAAGTGAGCCAGAGCCTAAGCCTGAACTGCCACTAAATTTTGCTACGCTTCGCGCTGCTCGGCGTTGGCTATCAAGAATTGCTGCTTGGTCTTTTCCTAAGATTGCTGATACTGCGCTGAGGTCATTGTACTTAGCACCTTCGGTAGCAGCAAGACTGGCTTGAGTATCTGCAAGTGTACGAGCCTGTTGGAAAGTAACATCAAGGGCTTGCAAGTCCATAGTTCCTGCTGCATTGATAAACGATTCAGCAACACCATACCCTGCTTTACCTTCGGTTGTTCCAAAGTCAAATTTAGATTTGCCTGCCTTAGCACCAATTTCTGCAGCACGGGCTTGGCGTTGGATAATGTCAAGACCAATGGTTGGGTTAAGTAAGTAAGCAATTGCTGCTGACTTATCTACACCGTAGTAAAGGTTAAGTTCAGAAAGAACATCTGGATTCTGTTCAACATCTTGAGCAGCCAAGGCAACTACAGTTTCAAATCTCTTAGGTGATACTAAGTTACCAATTTGCTTGCCTAGTTCGGCAGTAGTTCCAAATATGTTCTTGTCAATGCCATAGTAATCAAGTGTCTGTAACATGCTCTTTTCTTGGCTGATATATGTTCCAGCATCTATTGCTTTACCAGCAGCAGACAGAGCAGCCATGCCAGGGAATCTATTTTTCCAGGCTTGAGTCTTTTGTAGTTCTAAATACATTTGAGAATTTGTATAGTCCTGCTTAATCATTGTGTCTATCTCATCAACTAAATCTTGAGGTAGACCAAGTGCTTTAAGAGTGTTACCAAATTCAACACGAGCATCAAGTCTGCCTTGGGCAGCAATATCATCTGCAGTTTTTTGAGCCACATTAACGATAACACCATTGGCATAAGTTGAACCAAACTTTGTACCTGTAAATGGTTTGCCATCTACGCTGAACGGGTCGGTTGTTGTGCCACTGCCAGTAAAGTTTGCACCTAATGTTGAAGTTACTGGTGTTGTAGTTACAGCAGTACTTGTAACAGCAGTAGTAGTAACAGCAGTAGTAGTTGTTGGCTTAGTTGTAGTTGTAGGTTTAGTAACAGTAGTAGTTGGTTTTGTTGTTACAGCGGCAGTAACTGCGCTTCCCGCAGGTTTCCATGTATTTGTTCCTGGGTCAAACACTGGCTGAGCAACAAGAGTATTAGCACCTAAAGATGAACCCGCAGTACCTTGTGTTGCTCCACCTATAGCACGAGCGCCATAGGTAGCGCGGTTAATATCGTTATCAACTGCTGCGTAAAGTTTCCATTGTCCCGCCCCTACGCCACCAACCCAAGAATAATACTGAATCATTCCTGGAGTTTGTGGAGCCTCTGGGCGTACAGCATAGTTAAACATTGGGTCAGTCTTGGCACGAGCCTCAGCATCTGCTGCCATCTGTGCTTCACGAGAAGCCTGGAGGTAATCCATCTTTTCGTCTTGAGTCATAGCAGCACGCTGTGCTGAAGTTAAGTCAGCATAATTAGTTTTAGTTGGGTCTGGCTTTGCTACATTAGCAACAGGCGCAGGTTTAACAACAGTAGTAGGGGTATCTGTGGAATTACGGTCAATTCCCATTGATGCATCTTTTTGTGCATCAGTAACAATTGGAACTGCTGCTTGAGGAACTGTTGCTTTGGTAGCAATACCAGCAGACTCTGCTGCTGCAACAGAAGCCTTAGCGCCTGCAATTTTTGTTTGCTCATCTACTACGGGAGCAGGTGCTACTGGTTCATTTGTTTTTGCGCTAACAAGAACATCTAAAGCATCAAGAGATGACATACCGCCATCAATCATCATTGCATTTAATCTCACTAGCCCACCAATCCAAACATCTTAGCCAGGTCAAGCGCCTTAGAACTGTATGTTTCTTTAGCGTTGCGAGTCTGCTGCCATAATGGGTCATTCTTAACTTCTTTAGTAAAGTCAGCAAATGTACGAGCAGCACCTGTTGTACTATCAATTGTTTTCTTCATTAAGTCATCCCAAGTAACATTGCTTTCATCTACCTCAAGTAGACCAGCCATCTGTCCACGGTATGAACGAGTTGCTTCGTATAGAGTACGACCAGATTCAAGGGCTTCTTTAAATGCTTTGTTGTTAGGATTGTCAAGAGCCTGACGGCGCATCTCGCTAATGTAGTAACTAGCATCACGACCGTCACTTGAATTAAGCAAAGAGTTGTTAATCATCTTTTCATAAGCAGGCGTAATTTCTACACCGTATGCGTAGGCAGTATCACGAATCTTAGATAGCGAACTGCCAATCTCACCGCCACCAGTAAACATAATGCCCGCTTGAGTGGCAAGATAGTCTCGAAGTTGGTTATCATCCCAACCATTCTTGACTGCTTCTTGTGCAATACCACTGACATAACCAGTCTTGTCGTAAGCCTTACCAGTTACAGGGTCAATACCTGATGGAGTAATACCTAGTTGTTCTAAGTAACTAGATACAGATGCAACCTTGTTGCGAATTAACTCAACAGTTGTTGATTGTTTGCGTGGGTCATGTGTATCTAAATACCACTGGCGTAGGCTAGGTAGGGTTGTTTGCCACCAAGATGTGCCTTCAAGTGCCATCTGAAAATTCTCTGCGGTCCAGCCTTCTTTAGATGCTCTATCAAACAAGCCATCAATTTCAGCCTTTTGCTTCTTGTCATCAAGTCCAGAAAAAGTTGTGCGTAGGTAATCAACATACATTGTCTTAAGAGCAAGTTCTTTATCAGCAACTGCTTTGTCGGCAATTGCTTTTGCTGCTGCTGCTTTGTCAGATGCAGCCTTTGCTGCTGCTGCAGCCTTTGCATCGGCTGCTGCTTTTGCTGCTGTTGCTGATTCGATATTATCTGGGATGCCGTTTTTGTTTTTATCTACAACAGTTGAAGTAGTTGCATTAGTTGTAGTCGCAGTTGTAGTAGTTGCTGTTGTCTTGCCATCAAATTTATTAAGAGCATCTTTTGCTGCTTGAATTTCTGCAGCGGTACCTGAGTCTGTAACACGAGTTAACTTGTCAACTAACTTCTGACGAGCAGCCTTATCTTGAGTTGCTTTGGTTACACCAATTTCAGCATTGGTTGCTTCTTGTAAACTTTTAATTGTTGTGCTCAAGGCTTTGTATTGCTTAAGAGCCTTGTTGTAATCTGCTGAGCCAACCTTGGCACTGTCAAGCATCTTCTTCCATTGTGCTTGAGCAATGTAGGCTTGCTTTAACTTATCAGCATTGCTCTGAGGCGGGGTGTAGTTATATTGGGTAACCATTACTGAACCTGCGCCTTTCTAACATCGGCTGAAACTGCCTGATAGATAACATCAAGATATTTATTATCTTGCTTAATCTTGTACTCAGGCGATGCCATAAGTGCATTGGTAAGAGCCTGTTGACGAGCAGCCGTGCTTGTGTCTTGAGACTGATTCATAATAAGGTTGATTGCTTTTGAGTAATCGTTACCTGTGGCATTGCGACCGAGTAGTTGTTGGTATACAGATTGAACTGCATAGTCTGCTTCTTGCTTAGTAAAGACAGGACCAGTAGAGGTGACTGTTCCGCCACCAGCATTAGCCTTTGCTGCTGCAACCAATTTTGCGAAGTCAATTGCCATATTATAGCACCACCGAATCATTTGCGAAGTAACGGTTAATAAATTGTTCAAACTCTGGACTGCCGTTGGTTAGTTCATCTACAAACATTTCGTAGACCTGAGCAATATCTGCATTGCTTTTAGCACTAAGTGTTGCCGAACCACCAGCAGCATCTCGTTCATTTAAGATTGCAGCAATTTGTTTGCGACCATCAAGATAAACAAGGGCTTGTTTTACTACAGCGCGATTGCCGTTTTGAGCCATCCATTTTTTATCTTTAAATGCTGTTTCAAGTAACTTTGCTCGGCGTTCGTACTTGGCTTTGTCAGGTGAAACATAGGCTGAATACCAGTCAAGGTTTTCAATTTTCATCTGGTCAAGCCAAAGCGCTTTTACATCTTTAAGAATCTTCATATCTGGGTCTTTAGAATCAGTAATACCGTTCTGCTTTTGGTATGCGCTGATTTGACCCATAAGGTCTTGGTAATCTGTCCAACCACGCTTGACATTAGATTCAATGAGAAGTTCATTGGCTGTGCGATTCTTACGGTATGTATCCCCACTGCCAGGTGTTGAGCCATGCTTGTATTGCCATTGGTATGCAGCCTGTGAGAATGTGTACTGGTCATCGCCATCGTTAGCCAAGAACCCTAGAAGTTCTGGGTCACCTGAACTCTGAGCCTGAGCCATAAGGTTTGAGAACTTGCGAAGGTTACGCACTGTTCCAAGGCTTGGCTCTAGTCCACCCTCATTCTTTGATTGACTAATAGTTGCTTCAAAAAAATCTGGGTACATCTCAAGGAACTTAGCCTCAGCCATTCCCATTACGCGTTCGCCAGTCTGTGGGTCACGGTAGTCAGCGTATTGCTGCTGGAACTGACGGTATGTTTGAGCGTAGAAATCAACCTCAGGAGCCACAGCAAATGGTGCTGAGATAGAAGTCAAAGCACGAAGGAAAAAGAACTTGTTAGTTCTATCTGTAACTTCTTGCACTGTTGGCGGAGTATCACGCTTGCCTTGGTTGTATCTGTAAGTTTCATAACGAAGCATTTGATTGTATGAACGAACATACAAATCATTTTTGTTCCACACTGTACTCAAACGGCGTAGCGCTGATGGCAAGAATAGGTCAGATGATTTCTGTGGCATACCCGCTGGGAAAAACACCTTAAGTGCATCTTCTAATTCAGGGCGTTCCTTAAGTACTAAGTACGCAGGAAGCACAGCAAATGGACCAATACCTGGGTTGCCAGGTTGACCCTGTGTAATAACATCAAGGCTTGACAATGGAATGTTGATGTTTTTAAATGAATCTTCTACAACCGCACGCCATGACTTAGGCAATGTGTCAATAAATCCTTGAGGTACTTGTACTACAAGGTTAGCCATTTGACCACCTTGTAATTTAGTTGCATCTGTAATGCGGTTACCATCTTGGTCAACAATAGTTTGACCATTAACAACCTGTGCAACTGTGCGACCTGCTGTAGCAATAAGCGCTGGATTCTCAGCAGCCATGCCACCCCAACGGCGTAGCGTATTTTCATAGGCTGCGTAGAATGGGAATAACAACTTAACTACACGGCTTGAAGATGCACCGCTACGGCGAACAATTGTAAACAATGTGCGTTCAACTTCTTGGCGTGATGTTTCACGAGCATGAGTTACAGCGCGAGTAAGTTCATTAGCAGTTAGTTTTTCTGAACCTTTGACACGAGCAATTGCTTCAACATTAAGTTTAAGTTGCTTGTCATACATTGCTGCAGCAAGTGGATGGCGAGCAAATACATCTTCTGGAAGTGAACCAAGGAAGCGCATAACACGGCGATTAACGGTATCAATGATGCGCTCTTGGTCTTTGTATTCTTTAGAGGTAACAACAAGTAAACCGTTTAATGGCTGTAACTTTTCAGGCTGTGCTGAGAAGCGTTCAGTTAAGAACTTTTGTATATCTCCACCTGATAGTGGCTTGCCATCTTCTTTAGCAGCGCTAAGAATCATCTCTGTTTCGCCGTCAGGAATGTAAGCCTTAACAGCGCCACGAGTAACGCCTAGTTTTTCAATTAACTTCTCATCCATCTCACCGCTTGATACTTTGTGGAAACCAAAGTATTTGCCAGGTTGAGTGTATGTTTCGTTAGCGTAACGCTGTCCCTCACGAGTATGGAACCATTTAAGAATGTCATCATCAGATTTCTTATCAAGAATCTGACGGACAACAGCATCCATAACACCTGTCTCAGGGTCACGGAAATGCATGTTAAGAATGTTTGCCCAGCCTTCAAAGTAGCGTGGGTCTGTTGGCTCAACTAAGCGTACGCTGCGAGAACCGATACCTGTAAGGAAAGCCATCTCTTGATTAGATACTTGGTTGTTCCAAGTCTGTTCAGCAGATGTGCGACCCATGAACCATGTTGCATCTTGGTACGCTTTAGGCAGTTCGTATGTATGTCCACCAGCGGTAACTTGATGGTATCCATAACCAATACGCTGCTTAACAGCATTTGATTCTGCTACATCAATACGAGCACCAAGGCGAGTGACAGCATCATCAAGGGCAGAAAGAGATTCAGCCTTGCTGCGAGCAATGTTTGCAGCAGCATCTTCAATACCGTTGTTAATCATTGCCTGTAAACCATCTTGTAGGTAGTAAGGCGATACAGCGTTATCTCTGATACCTGAGCGTGCACGCTTGCGTGAAGCACGGCTTGCTAAACGGCGTTCCTTTGGAGTCATGTTGGCTGCTTCAAAATCAACAGCAACATCTGCCATAGCCTGAGGTAAAGCACCTTCTTCAAGTGACTTTACATAACGGGCAACCTGTGCTTGGCGACCTTTAGAGCCAATAGAGCCAGGAAGAATGATGTGACTTAAGCCAGCAGCACGCTTGTCATCGGTAACAAGTAAACTGCCATAGCCATTGTCTGTAGCCCAACGGGTAACTTCATCGTTCTTGTCTTGCCAGCCTTTTGTCTTAAGCCATGTACTAAAGTTAGAAGCCTTATTAGCAAATACTTCTGTCTTAAGTTCTTCTGGCAGGTTACGCCATGAACCAACAATTTCCCCTGGAGTTAAATCTTCACCAGGCTTAGTAGTTGGTACAAATTCTTTTTCTGCTTTCTTAGTAAGAGTTAATGTCTTACCATAAGAGAGAATCTGGGCTGTCTTACCTTCGTTGTAACCAACGCGGAACACTGGGCGGTATGTCCAGTCTTTAAACAGCACTGTTTCAAACTCATCATTTTCAAGGGCAAGTACAAGTGTTTCGTAATCAATAGCCTTGACACGCTGCCATGTAGAACCCTTTTTGATTTCAACTTTCTTGCCAGCATTAACAGCATCAATCATGTCTGACTGGAGTTTGAGTGTGGCTTCGTTAAGAACATCAGCACGCTTAGCCGTAGGTAGAGATAAATCTTCAACAATGGCTCGCAATGTAACAATTGGTGCAACAGCAGGTTTGTTTGGTAGGAAATTTTCTTGACCTGGAATTATGCCAACAACTTCAAATTTAGTTCCTGCTGGGAGCAAAACTTCTTGTTCTGCAGCATAAAAATTATCTTCTTTAAATCCAGCGTAGGTAGCATTGATGTCTAAACCTTTAGTACCTTTAGGTAACTGTATTGTTACAATAGTATCTTTGGGTCTACCTTGACTGTCTGCTAATTTGTTAGCAAATTTTTCTGCGCTGCGGCGTTCTTTAGATGTAGATACAAAACCTTTTTCAGTAATGACATCGCCAATTTTTGCATTTAAAATATCTGGATTAGCAGTTCCACGATATACAACTGTATTTTGTTTAATAACGCTTCGCTGAATAGCATGTTTTAAATCGTTAATAGGAAAATCTTTTGCATACCCTTTAGCAAATTCGCCAGTTGGAAGTCCTCTTAAAACATTTTGAACACTTGTTCTTCCCAGTAAATCTTTACTGACATATCTTGCAATAGCATCAAATTCTACCTGAGGCATTTTTTCAATGATGCCTTCGGTGCCAATTTCATCGCCAGGTTTAGCAGTTGGCTTTTGTCCAAGGCGACCAGGTTTACCAGTCTTAGTTGGAATGTACTGCTCTACTGAGGCAATTACGCCACCCTGAGAGTAGCGGTCAGCAACTGACTTAACGCCTGAGGTAGAGATAGGGCGTGACTCATCTAAATTAAATTTAGTTGGAGAACCATGGTATGTAACCTTTGATTCTAAATCTGCTAACGCACCCATAAGAAGTCTGACTTCATCTTCAACGCGAAGTGGTTGCCCACCCTTTTCAGGCATTGGACCTTGACGGTCAATGAAACCTTTACGGCTATCAAGCAACTCACCGAGGCGTTGGTTAATGTGCTTGACCATCTGCTGAGATGTCATGTCATCGTTACGAAGTGCATCTACATAACGACCGACTTCATCTTTCAAAACATTTGAATCATCGGCACGACCAAGCAACACATTGATGTGGTCACCTAAGCGTGAGAAACCTGTCTTACGGTTATTGAAGAAGCGTACTGCTCCTTCTTTACCGTTGGCTAGGAACATACCTGGTAGGGCAAATCCCTTAGCAGCCATAGATAGTTGAGCCTCAGTTAAGTTACGAACTGTGTAGCCAAGGCGCATCAATACAGATGTCTTAAAGATGTCGTTAACTGTGTCAAGGGCAGCAAGTCCCTTTTGTCCACGCAACGCTAAATCTTGTGTGTCAATCCCTGAAAGTAATGTTTTAAGAGAACCTTCATGTGCATCAATTGCGTACTTAAGTTTACGCATGTCAGCAATAATAACCGTGTTGGCTGCTTCACGATTTAGAATCGGAGCAACAGCGTGTTGAATTGTGTCGCCTACAAAGTAAGAAATAAATCCTTGGTCTTTGTGTTTTTGAATTGCGTTAGCACGGCGAGAATCAAACAACTGGTACAGTTTATCAATTTCATCTTTTGAATACTTTGGGAATAAATGTGCAAGCGCTGTTTGTTCAGCCTTAACAATAACATCCATGCGCTCTGCTTCACTTGCGGCGGTAAGGTAATTGTCTGCTAGTTCACGACCCTTTAAACCAAAGGTGCGACCTGATAAATCATTAACTTCGCGCAAGAATGTATTAAACTCTTGGAATGAGTTACCATCGTTAACATTGAATACGCCACTTGGTAAATCTTCGCGGAAGTAATTAACAACTTTAATAACTGGATGAAGGCTGGTCTTTTGAAAAGTTTCAATTGATGGCTCGCCAAATGTGCGGGCTGATTGCTTCTGTGAAGCCTTAATTGATTTGCCTTTAGAAAAACCTGCTTCAAATCCGTACTTAAGTTGAGTACCGCCTGTTGCAACTTTATCCATTGCCATTGCATAACGAGCATCTGTAGCAATTAAATCTGTTACATAACTATTTATAGCAGCATTGTGAGTTTCAGATACAAGGATGTCGCCATCTAGTGCACCATTAAGTAATTGGCGTTCTGCATGTGAAGGACCATCAAGGAACTTCTCAAGAACTAAACCAGTCTGTGGGTCACGCTCAGCAAGTAAAGCCATAGCCTTTGTATTCTTACCAGTAATAGCGCTGAATACTTCACCAACTTCTTCAACGGTCTTAGCGCGACCAAAGAGAAATGCCATGGCATCAGGGTTGGTAACCTTCTTCTTTGCCCAGTAACCAGCCTGCTCAGCAGCATCGCTATTTGCTAAGAATTCTAAATCTTTAGCAGCACGACCTTCGCCTTTAACGCCTTGGGCAACAAGTTCATCAACCTTTTCAGGTGACATTGCTACTTTGCCAAATACAGCCTTGGCAATACGACCGTTAATCTGGTCATACATTGTTCCCTTAGAAACAATTACCGCACCTTTACCAAGGAATCCAGTAAATGTCAGTGGGTCAATAACGGTAGATGCAACTAAGTCGCCCATACCAGAAATGAATTTACCTGTGTATTGGTCTGAGAACGCAGCCTTACGGTCATTCTCATCAAACAAGTCAAAGCCTGCAGACATAAAACGCAGGTTATTTTCTGTCCAGTCTTGGAAGAAACCACTGCGTTCACCTTGATTTTTACCAGGTGATAACAATGAAAGCGTTGCTTGACCTAAAGAAATTTCTTCTTTGTTGGCTTCAACGCGCATCTTGTATGCATCGTAAGATTCGCCAGCATTTTTAAACTTGTTGTACATCAAAGGGGTATCAAGGATTCCCTTTTCAATAGCCTGGCGTGCAACGCCACCTAATTCATAAGACTTTTCGCCTACGGCAAGTACGCCCTTAACAGCAGCACGAATTGGAGTAGTTCCAATTTTACCAATGTCTTTGGCTATATTTAAACTGTCAACATACCAAGGGTCATCATTGGACATTGCAGTAGACAAGTCATGGTAAAGACCTGCGACTCCAGTGAAGTCTGCAACGCCTTTAGCCATCTTGCCAAGAGTGTTAAACCAACTCATCAGGTAGTCACTTGACTTCTAAGCCAGCGATAATAGTTACGAGTTGCGTTACTTGCCCCAGGCATCTCAGCAATACGGGCATAAACAGGAAGAAGGGCTGCTAACTTAGCAATATCTTCATCTGATTGTGCTGCAAGTCCTGCTGTTGATGCTAAAACTTCCATGCCAGCGCCTGGACCCAAGGCTGCACCCTCTGATGTTGGCTCATTTGGGTCACCCTTAAGTTCGCTAAGGGGAACGCGCTTCTCCGCGCCCATATTCATTACAGGTGCTCCACCGCTACGACCCTTAGGGAGCGATACACCTGACTTATTCATTGGTGCTGACGATTGCATTTCCATAAAATCTTGTGCGCGGTCAATACCAGCAACATATTGCACTGGTTGTCCTGCGCTACCTGAACCGCCTGTAGCGGATACTTCAAAATTGTTTGCTGCTTTTTCTGCCATTTGTTTTCCTTCGCTATAAGAGCGGTTGTTGGTGAGCAGTTTGAAATCGTGCTCAGGATTTTTTAATTACTTTGAACCGCGTGTACCTGATGGTTGCTTTGTTAACATCGTTACTGATGCCTTAGGCTTGCCACCCTTAGGTGCGCCTGTCTTAACTGGTGGCGCAATGTTTGCTTTTGCCATACCGCCCTGATTAGCAGGCTTTGAGCCTTTGCCAGGTTGGTTCTTTGGCTTTACTGGGTTTCCAAATGCCATGGTTTTCCTCCTCCCCTTAAATAGGTAGTCGCCGTGCGACAGTTGCTTGTAGGTTAGGTTCACCACGAGCACCAAGAGATGCCAATAGTGATTGAATGTCTGGTCTACCGCCTGGCGCAATCTGCCCTGCAGCGACTCCCTGCGTACGACCCGTAGGCGCTAAGCCTGGAGGTAGTTGTTCTTGCCCCGCACCCGCTGGAACCGCACCTGGTTGCCCCATTTGAGGACTTACTTCTGCAGGGGTAGCAGCGGGTGGGGGATTCTTAGGTGCCCATGCCTTTTGGATAGCATCTTCAATTGCTGTTCCCTTTTGGCGTTCGCTGATTACTGTAGAAAGTTTCATCAAAATGTCTGATGGGTCTTGTCCTTGTGAGGCAAGTGCTGGAATTGCTTGTGCATAAGAGGCAATAGCCTGTTTCATGGCATCGCGTAGTTCTTCTGTTTCGACTTTTTCTTCTTCTTGAGTTGCGTTGAAGTTAAATGGCATCTGACGGCGTAGGAAATCGCGTGAAATTAACTTATCTCCGCGTGCCTGTAGACCAAATACCAACGCACGGTTGGGGTCAAGCCCTGCCATCAAGCCATACTGCACATCAACGGTGTAATCACCATCAATATCTCGTGCTGGCTTGTACTTAATGTTGTACGGGGTACCGTTGAAGATACCTTCTAATGTCTTTTCTTTGTTACCAAAGATTTTTTCATCTGTCTTAAGTGCTAAAGCCATTAACTCTGTAAATGCGCGAGCAAACATTGAGTGTGCTGTCTTGATTTGTGTATCAAAACCACCCATAAGTGCTTGCACACCACGACCTGTAATGATTGAAGCATCTGAATTACCAGTACGAGACTCTGGATAGCGTGAACCTAAGCGTAATTCGCTTTCAAGAACATGCTGCTGTTGGAAAGTATTAGCAGGTAGTTCAAGCGGGACTCTGCGAATTTCGTTAGGCTTGCTGGAACGCATAATTGCATCTGGTCCAAGGGCTAACTCCTGTACATCCTGAGGCATCGCAATAGGTGCCTGTACTGATTTGGTTGCTGCTTCCAAAGAAAGCAGTGCGTAACGAGCCTTGGCAACCTGAATTGCTAGTACATCGTCAAACTGTCCACGCGACATGTCATCAATAGATGGTCGGCGTACAACACGAACCATACATTCACCCATTGGGTTAGGTGCACGGTCGAGAACTAGATTACTGCGTTGAGGTAAAAACAAAACATCTTGGTCTGCATCATGGAAACGCACAACCTCAGACATTGTTGATTGAGTATTCTTGTCATAAATCAAATGTGCAATCTCTGGATACTGCGACATCAGTTCCTGAGTTGGCTTATTGATGCGCTGAAAAAACATTGTGCAGCGACCAAAGCGGTCAATTACTGGGTATGAACCAATAGAATCAAAGAAACGAATTCGTGGCATCTGGGCATCGTAATCAATCTCAACCTGTGCAGGTACAAATCCGTAGGTTACATAACGGTCTGCAGCGTTAAACATCTGTGATTGTAAATCAGAGAAGTCAACAATGCCGTTAACAATTTCTTCACGCTTGTCTGCTTTTCTGCGTACTGCATCAGACACCATAGATGTTGAGTTACAGTTAAAGGCAGGCAAAGGAGCAATAGTTTCTGCTAAATCGCGGGCAGCAATATCCACCATATTCGCAACGATAGGATTTTCAAAAGGACCATCGGGGAATAAATCTGGGTAGACATCACGCATCCTGCCTTGACGAACCAAAAGAACTTGATTCATTCTTTGGTCACGGTCATCGTACATACGGCGATAACGGTCGTAGGTATCTTTGATTTCGTCAATAGATAGCGCCATGTTCACCTCCTACCTTTGTTATATTGTTATTAAGTCGGATAAAGAAATTACGGATTGCTGAGATTTGTCATACCGTGTATGGAACATAGATTGACGGGTATGATTGCGAGCATAAACATTTGCACTGTTAATACGGTCACGCACTGCTAGTTCTGTAAACCAGAAAGCCATAACGCAGTCAGTCTTTTGTGACTTAGGTGCATCGGGATACCAAGTAACTAATTGCTCAATAAGAGCCTTAAGCCCTTCCGATGAATGTGTAGAAGGAAACTCAATTAAGTTATTTCCTTCTTCATAGCCATGGAATAATGTGGTTAGAGATGCAACACCAAAGTCCGTGTCCCATTTATTTTGTCCTGTATGGTGTTCACGCAGTGTTGCACCTCTAGCCGATAGGTATTCCCGTACCTCACGGTCCTGAGTTAACATTGCTTGAAATGCATTTTTCTCTACACGCCACTCAGAAATATGATACTTGTCAGTCCAGTCTTTTATTAAAGTTCTGATGTCATCTGGTTTCATACCAGGTACATTCGACACATCTAATAGATAACGCTTCTGGGTATTGATGTCTAAAGCAATACAGACAGCAGCGGTGTAACCAGACATAGCAGGGTCCAGTCCAGCCACAACGACCAGACCATCCATTCCTTCATGTCGGTTGCCCGCCTTACCCTTTGGAATCAAACCAATGTTACGAGCGCCGTTGATGACACCCTTGATTGCTGCAGCGGGGAAAGCAGAATCTTCGTGAACCTGTTGCTGTTGGTAAACCATTGCCCACAAGTTCGGTGACATACGACCACGCTTTTTGTGAAGCGCCTCGCCATCCCATTTAGTATAGAGTCCTTGCGAATCGGGGATGCCTTTACCTGAGACGGGAGGCATATTGGTCTTGGGCCAAAGCGTTACCCAGTCCTTCTGGTCGTCTTTAAATTCTAAGACGGCAGGTTGTGCAAAGTAAGTCCAAGGAGATGTTTCATCTGGATAGCGCATAGGGTCGCGCAGTTCCGAATACAAGTCTCTTGGTCGAAGGCGCGTGCCAACGACAAGTAACTTACCCCCGTCATTATCAATACGGGACATAACTTCGGATTGAATCCAGTCAATCTGTTTTTCGTATTCATGGGCGTTGGTATGGTCAACACAGTCATCCATGATAATCAAGTCAGCACGAGCACCGTAGATATGTCCACGGATACCAATGGCTTGTACCGTTGGGTCCTTTTCACCAGAGTTACGAGCCTCTGACGATAGGTAAATAAGGTCCTGCTTCCACGAATCAGAATTCTTTTCGAACCCGCCTGGAGGTCCAAAGGCGAGATGTAGGTCCTGATAACGAGGATGGGTGAGTCTGTTCTTAATGGAGAGCAGGAACTTTTGCGCCATAGCCTGAGTCTTGGATACAACCAAGATACGGATGTTAGGGTTACGGCAAATCTGATAGAGCGCGTAGTTGACTGTAATGGTCGTAGACTTAGCGTGCTCAGGTGGGGTATTGACAATAATTAAATCTTTATCCCCAGGCTCATAGATGATGCTAGGGTGGACATCGGAGGGGGGTGTACCCTCCAGTAAATCAATCCAATGTTTTTGATGGGTAAAGACTTCTACCCCAAGATACTTAGATGAAAACTCTGGGAACGGTGGCACCTCAACGGTTCCAGATTGTAGTTCGCCACGGGCGGTCATAGACCGCACCTTGTCTATCTGGGTACGGAAGGTCTCATCGGTCTTACGGTAGTATTCGTAGGTCTTGACGGACCGACCGACAGCATCCATCGCCTTCTGGACGGAGTACCCCTCCATTAGAAATTCTATAATCTGCTTTTTAATAGCATCCGCATTTTTAGTTTGCGAGTTAACTCTTTTTGTTTCCATAGGCATAGTAGCGATTCCGCTTTATGTTAGAATCGCAGTTTATCCTTTCCTAACCGTAGGCTGTAGCCCTAGCGGAAGCCGTAGGTTAGGGCGTAATGTAGGGGCAGCCTTTGGGCTGCCAATGCTTAGCGGTAGGGCGTAATAACAGTAGCCCTACACTATAGTATTAGGTGTCCAGAGGACACTAATTGGACACTTTATTTAAATATATTTTTTGTTAGGTATGCCACTGGTATAAAAGCCCTGGTCAGAACCCCCTCCCCTATCAAACTTATGTGACTACATACATATATACCATGTCGCACGCATATTTAAAAACCCTGGGTTCGCTCACTGTCGTTCTCTCCCCTAATAAACACCTTGCCCGCTTTGCTGTCCCGCTTTGCTTGCCTGCTTGCTTGCTTTGCTTTGCGGGTTATCACTTAAGCCCGCGACTACTAATAAAGCGCGCCCTAATCGCGGGGGGCATCGGGGAAGCATGAGCGCGCTTGCTTGCTTGCCTGTCTCATTATGTAAGACGGCTAAGCGTGTGAGCGTGGCAATGTGATGTTCCTCACAATGTCCGAATTGCCCCTTAAGTCCTATTGACACGAGGCAAGGCGAGGCGATTAGATTCTCCTATCGCTTAAGACATAAGCGAACATGACAGGAGAAACGAACATGAATACAGCACCAAAGACACAAGCAAAGACAGGCAAGGCGGAGGCACTTTCAACATTGACCCGCGCCCTTGAACAGGCTCACGAACTCATCAAGGCAGAAACAGGCGCACCCCGCGCAACTATTCTAGTGACCCGCGCCCTTAAGGGTCGCAAGGGACATTTCACCCCGTTTACACCATGGCAGAACGGCGAGGAATCTTTCAACGAGATTGCTTTCAACCTTGAACATTTCACCACTGGCGAGGAGATTCTTTCAACCCTGCTCCACGAGGTAGCGCACTCAATGAATCACGCTAACGGTGTTCAAGATTGCTCCGCGAATCAATATCACAATTCTAAGTTCAAGTCTCAAGCCGAGGCGTTAGGGCTAGAAACTCACGAGATTAAGGGCAAGGGACACGCAAGCACCACGCTAACCGCCTTTGGTGCTAAGCGCTGGAGCAAGGCGCTTGCGATTCTAACCAAGGCGCTTGAACTCACCGCAACAGGCGAGGGCACAAGCGCCAAGCCTAAGGGCAGAAACACCAACCTAATCAAGGCGATGTGCGAATGTGAGAATGTAATCCGCCTAAGTCGCGGAGTGCTTGACTCTGGCGTGACCTGTAACCAATGCGAGGAGATGTTTAAGGAGGCGTAAGCCTCCCGCCCCCTGCCCGATAAGTCGGCGCGAGTTCAAGACTCACAGGGGGCACTAGCAAGGCGGGAAAGCCCCGCCTTGTGACTTAAGACAGGAGAAATAAAGATGAGCGTTTCATTACTTAAGACAGACGGAAAGTACTATCTCTACAAGAAAACCCAAGAGGGGCAAGACTCAAAGGGAACCAAGATTCTATTTACCATGAACGAACTGTATCTAGGCTCAATTTATTCAGGCGTAAGCGTGGGTTATGTGTCCGATGTAGATAACTTTGAAACAGCGGTAAGCGCAGCCGAGGAGGAGTTATTCCACCTCGCAAAGGAGGCATGACTTAAGACACAGCCCCGCGCTACAGGCTACGAGTTCGCAACTCAGCGGGGCACGATGTGAGCAGTATCACAAGCAAAATGCTTGACAGGCAAAGCGCGAGGCGATTCACTTACACCAAGCAAGAAACCAAGCGGGAAAATATCCCGTTAGGTATTAAGACAGGAGAAACGAAATGAACGAATCAACCGCGCAATTCGTGGAAGATTTTTTACTGGTTACAGATAATGACCGCGACTCATACGATGAAGCCCGCATCATAGTTCAGGAGAGAGAAACTCTCAGCGAGATAGCCGAGGAGTTTCAAGAACAGTTCGAGAGTTACATTCAGCAAGTCGCAGACCGCGAGCGCGAACTAGGGCACGAGGCTGGCGCTTTGCTTATCTCTCAGATGCTTATCGGCTGGGGCGATGATGCCTTTCGCGCTATTGCCCGCCACTACATGGAAAGTGTGGCTTAAGACATGAAAGAACTAATTGACCCGCAAGAATTGCGCGAACTTATCCAAGCAGAAGCAGAGTTCGTCTTTGAGAAAATGCGCGAGAACATAGGCGATGCTTACTGGCAAGGGCGATTGGACTCCCTCGCCTGGGCTAACCGCAACCTACCCAAACTTAAGACAGAACAGGAGGTGACAGCATGAAAATTACATTCAACCTATACAGCGGAAGCGGTTTTGAATCTAAAAACACACTCAGCGCAGAGGATTTCGCAGAGTTTCGCAAGTTAGCCGAGAGCCTTAAACAATCGGTAAGAATTGTGAGCGTGTCTTAATACAGATGTGAGCAAACTCACAGCCTCAATCCTTGAGAAGGCGCGGTGTTCATGGCACCATTGAGGCACAAGGTAAGGCACCCCGCCCCCTTAGAACAGGAGAAAATAAAGTGAAGCACCTAACAGGCAAGCAAGCGGTTATGACAGTAACGATTAAGTTAGAGGGTGACATAGAAACATTCTTTTTCTATGACTCAGCCAGTTACACCGAAGTAATCAACGCTATTAACAGCGCACAGAGAAGGGTGGCTTAAGACATGAAACTATCTAAGCGAGCACGCCAAGCACGAGCCTTGCTCATACTGGCAGGGCTACTAATTACAGGCTACGGCGTACAGTTTTACGCCACGCACCACCGAGTTTACGGCAACTGCCACACCACAGTAGACGGCAAAGTCTGCGACCTAATCCGCTGGGAGAAAAACTAATGAGCGAGTACGAGTACGAAGTAAAGTTTTACGGTAGCCAATGGGTAATAAATGTCTTGTGTTACCACGAAAACGATAGCGAAATGGGAGACAATGAAATTATTTCATGGGCTATCGCGGTGGCAGACCAAAACGGATTAACGATTCCAGAGTACGACTCAGTTTCAGTACTTAAGACAGGAGAATTACAATGACCAAGACTTATCGCCTAAGTATGCGACATGAATTTATTATTAAGACAGATGACATTCAAAAGGTGTTAAATGAATACGAGTTTCCAAACTTTGACTATGTGCTAAAGGATGAAGCGGAGTTCGTATACGGACAGAATACATGGACAGAGGTAACACCATGCGACTGCGACCAATGCGACTGTAAAAACATAGACGATGAAGGCAACACCTGCGAAGATTGCTTTAGAGATTGCTTGCCAACAGAAGGGGGCGAGTGATGTGCGGTGATTGCCTGCGACCATTGAACGAGTGCCACCATGGAGATTCAATTTCATGGAGCGAGTTAGCCGAACTAACCCACGCCACACAGGTTGAACGCTTTGGTTGGTGTTCATGCGAGGACACAGAACCGCACGAGTATCCATACCCTGATTGTATTAAGACACAAATGTGACCAACATCACATTGAAAATGCTTGACACCAACAAACCAAACCGATTAACTACGACTACCAACTACGACAGGAGAAACAAATGGCACTACCAGAGCACACACTTGAAGCACTAACCAACGGACACAACCACATGACTTTTGATGATGAAGGGCGCATGACAAGCGCAAGCGGGTCAGGCGTGGACTTGTATGTCCTAATCTCACTCATTGGCTGGATTAAGTTAGAACTTAAGACAGGAATGAAGATGACCAGACATGGAAGCACACTTGCTAAGGCTAACGAAATGCTGGGCACTAACTACAAGCGCAAGCAACAGGCACTTGACCACCTTGAGGCACTGCTATCCGTACTTAAGACAGAAGAAGAATGAACAGCACCGAACGCAAACAGATTCACACCATGATAAAGAGAGCAAGGTCACAAAGAAACGCCACTACCAATAACGAGGACTTTGATTACTGGCAGGGCATACTTGAACAGTGCGAAAACAAACTAACGACAGGAGAAAAGTAAATGCCAGAGTATCTAGTAGCACTATCGTCAGAACGATTGCTACGCATAACAGCAGCAGATGAAACAGAAGCACGCGAGAAGGCAGAAACAAAAGCAAACAGAGATGGCAACCATTGGTCAGCGCAGAGCGCATGGCTAACAAAGACAGGAGAAAAGTAAATGGAACTAGAGATAGGCGCTATGGAAAAATCCATAGTGGCATACGATAAAGACTTTACCTTTACATACGAAGGCAAAGAGTACCGAGTCATCGTACATTGGAGTGACATGGAAGGTTACTCAACTACATGGATAGATAGCGAAGGCAGATTCGATACATCACCTGACTGGATTGAGTCAATACCACGATTCAGCGCAGCCCTTGACAGATGCCAGCCACATACAAAGGTGGCAATATGACAGTCTTGATGGAGTGTGTGAGTTGTAAGACAACAGTTGTTAACCCAAGAATTATGAACTACATGCTTGAGATGTGTGACCCTTGTGAATTAAGACACAATGAACTGGCTAACCGAGCCATTGATACTTTCCTACATGAGAAGGCAGAGGCACAACTAGATGCTCAATTTAAAAATCATTCATCCACACGCTAGATTGTGGATAGTTACAGTAATAATTCTGGGACTAATCTTAGTTCTTAAGACACCAACTGGACAGCAGTTTGTGTCACCGCCACATGGCAAAGTAATTGCTTACTATCAGAACGACTATCAACACTATGCCATTGAACAACTGACCAAGAAAAACAACCTTGAGCAGTACCCTTGCCTCTATGAATTGTGGACTGAGGAATCTAACTGGCGACCGCTGGCAAAAAACAAAACCTCTAGTGCCACAGGAATCCCGCAGTTACTTAGCAGTACATGGAAGAACATCGGTCTTAAGCCAACATGGAACGGCTACGAGCAGGTAGATGCTGGACTCAAGTACATTGATAGACACTATGGCAAGGGTGGAATCTGCCGAGCATACGCACATCACTTAGCAAAGGGTTGGTATTAAGACATGAAAAATAATAGACCAGAGTTCCATAAGATAGTAAGCGAGAACTCTAGTAAGAACCGCTACAACAAGGGGCTAACAAGTTTCGTGTTGAAATACCGACCTAGCATCTGGTCACAGGCTGCTTGCCAAGGCATAGATACCGAGGTGTTCTACCCTCAGCAGGAGTTGTTCACCCGCGAGGAAGAAAAAATGTTTGAGCGGATGTGTACCGACTGTCCGATTATGATGGCTTGCCTTGAGTGGGGACTAGCCCATGAAAGATACGGGGTGTGGGGCGGAACCACACCACCCATGCGACACAAGATACGCCGACAGATTGGTTGGGGTTTGACAGAACCTAAGCATGGCGTTTAAGATTATCTGGTACACCAGCCCCTATGAAGGGGAAGCGTAGAGGTTGGTGTACATAGAAAAGCCCAGCGGTACTCTCCTGTCCTGCTGGGTTTCTCTATGTATTAAGTCAGATTACTTTTCTAATCCCAGTTCCATCGCAAGCATAAAGACTTCATCAGTTAAGTCATCAACAGTTCCATCATTATAGATAACATAATTAAACATATAGTTATCTAAAGCATGTTCACTTGTGTGTCCATTAGCAGCGCTATGGTTACGCCGATTGATACGCAACACAACACCACCAAGTTTCCTGATTGCCTCAGCCTCATTAGGAAAACGAACATCACTAATCACAACTCTATCTTCATAGTTTAATTCATCCATTAACATCTTTACCCACACTTTATCGCCAAACATTTTGCGACCAACCTCAGTACCCATCACCTGTAATAGACGGCGAACTTCTGGATTCTTTTTAGCAATCTCCCAGCCATAATCCTCTACAAAATCAGACACGCTAGTAATGCTATCCAACTTAGGGTTAAGAGTTAGTAACGCATGGCGTATTGGGTCAGCAAAAGAACGCCGTTTGTATTTGTAATTAAGACATAACAATTCAGCAACTGTATCTTTACCTGACTGTGCGTATCCACTTAATCCAATAATCATTTAACACCCCACCAAATACCAATGGCTAATGAGCCAAGGTAAATCTCAAAACATTTTAGATTCTTGTAGTGAACTGCGCCAATACAAAACATGCGCCAGTTCCATTCGTGTGTCACTATCATTCTTCACTCCTATCAGGTTTGCGGTATCTGCGGTTGTTCCATTGTGGCTGCTCGCCACCTAGTCTATCTTGTAACTTGGTAAGCGCACGAGATACACGCTTGCGTACTGCCTCATCACTAATTGAATACTCAATAGCCAAGGCATCTACATCAGTGCCACCATTGGCAAACCTACGATTCAACAGCAGGTTGTCTTGTTCGTTTAATTTCTTAAGACCGAAAGCCACATCACTTAACATAGCCTCACGATTCATACCTTCACTTGGCTTGCTTGAGGTAGAGATGAACTCATCTTTAGGCGCAGATGATACTGTCCATTGCTCATAGTTCCATACATCTTTGAGTAATTCTTGTAGCAATTCATGCGGGTAATAAAAAGCATCCGATGGTGATGACTTAGTTTTATACGCCCGCTCTTTAGCAGCATACTTCTGTGATTCATTATTAAATGTGCGCTTGAGTTTGAATACGAGTGAGTCTTGCCCTGCCCACTCCTCAATTTTGTGCCAATGTTCCAGCGCCCATAGGTTTAGGTGCTGGTACACATCGTCAACGGTAACTAAATGGCGATGGATACGCACACATCTAGTGGCAGATAGACGGGCAATTTTGTACACTTGCTCCCACAATAAATCTTTCTCGTCACTCATTCTTCAACTGCCTCATTGCCTCTAGTAAGTTATCAACTGTAATGAGAAACCCCTTGCTTTTATTCGGGGGAATGTTACAGGTAATCTCTCTGCCAAAGTTTTCTATTGCGTAGTGTACATGGTCAGTAGGTACCATCAGTACCCCCTTCTCCAATACGAACGCCCAGTACGCAGCCTCAGTTACCATCAAACCTGATGGCTCCCAAGATTCTGTCTTAAGAAACCAACACTCAACTTCTATGTATAGATTGTCGGTCTTGTTCCATTTTCTGTCCCGCTTAACTTCAATTGTCTTGCCACCCGTGAGTAGTTCTTCAACTAAAAACTCACCTTTCCTACCGTATCCAAAGTCTAGGTCGAACGATGAGTTCTTAGCCATGTATTAGCACGCCGACTCGCTTTCGCAAACCGTCTGCCCCTTCTGCTAGGTAGACATCGTTAACATCCTGACCCTCAGGCATGAACACAGGGAATACATTGTCTAGTTCTCTACTTAGATTCTTAGCCATTTCCCTGCCAGCGTTGTCTCCATCGCAGAGCAGAATTACTTTGTTCCAATCAGCAAGTACTCGTGAGTAAAAAGGTTTCCAGTTGTTAGCCCCTGGTAAACCAACAGCAGCGAAACCCGCTTGTGTTGCTACTACTGTGTCAAGTTCACCTTCACATACAACCAAGGTGTCATCGTCTTTGTTTAATGCGTTGATGTTAAAGATGTGAGTGGTTGCCCCAGGTCTTGACATGTACTTAGGTCCAGGAGTATCAGGACTTAAGGCACGAAAGCGTATGTCAATGGTTCCCGCTGGTGTTAGGTATGGGATAGACAACTTACCTATGTAAGGTTCGTGTCCTATCTCAGGATTCTTTACGAAGCCGAGGCGAAACATACGCGCTGTCACCTCTGTTATACCGCGACTCTCCAGATACGGAAGAATCTCCTCTAGGTTTTGAGCGTAACTCTCCGTTGCTCTCTCCAGTAATTCTCTCTGCGATTTGCTTAGCCTCATTAAAAGTAACTCCTTCTTTCTTCATAATGATTGAGTACACATCGCCAGCCATGTCGCAGCCGAAGCATCTGAACCCACCGTTTTGTGTATTAAGACGGGCTGACTTAACTCTATCACCGTGGAACGCACAGCGCACAGTTACCCAACCTCGCTTGCCTTGAGGTATATCAAAGCCGTAATGTTCTAATACTTTTCCCAAGTCATGCTTAGAGTTTTGCAAGAGCATCACTAAGCCTTTGAACTACATAGGATTCCTCAATGCCCTTGTTAGATGCCTTGATAATTACCAATGGCGTAGGTGCCACCTTCAACTTCTTAGCAATGCGATAGTTCTCAGCCTCAACTAGAGCCTCACGAATCCACCCAGACAAATCAATCTTGCCATCCCTGCGTGGAGCCTTGGCTTCTATAACATAGATGTCGTTTACTGTCTTAAGAAAGACATCACCTATGTCATTGCGACCAGCACGAGGTAAGCGTTGAGCATCGTATTCTTTTTCCACTAGGTGGTCAGCCAAATCAATCTCAAAGGCTGCACCTCTACGCTTATTACTTGCTTGCTGGGTTACCATTTTGTACCTCCGCTGCTTGTGCTGCTTGCCAGTACAGTGCGTAAAAGTTTTCATCATAAGCAAAACGCTTCATGTGCTTGGCAATAGCACCAGTGTGTGCGTGTACTGGCACACCTGCTGCCTTTAGTTTGCGAAAGAACACAATGTCCTCGCCTACAAACTTCTCGCCCACATTCTCAATCTCTGCAAACATAGACTGGTCTGGAAACTTCTGTCTTAATGCAGGAACTACAGACTTGTGCATCAATGTAAGCCCAAGCCCAGCACAATCAACCTTAATCACTTGGTCTTTAGGTAGTGGATGTTTGTACTTAATCTCAAACTCGTTGGCACCTTCATCAAACAAGGCAGGCATAGGCTGCATCAATGATGACTCCATCTGCTTAGAGATAAAGTACACACCGCTTACAACTGGGCGAGCAATCTTATCTGCTGTATTCCACAGTAGTTCAAGGATGTCAAGGGTTAGCACGATGTCTGAGTCAACCCATAGCAACCAGTCTGTCTTAATACTATCTGCCCACATGTCGAACAAGGCTTGGCGTTGGCGACCAATCTGATTACCCTGTACACGCACCGCGTTGTGGATACCAATGCCACGAGTAGGTGCTGTGATAGTGGTGTACATCAAACCTTCGGTGAACTTACCGTCAGTTAATCCGTTGTCGCACCAACCAATTGATAATGTTTCTTTAGAACTGTGTGCCATCCATAGCCTCGCTCTCATCAATAACTGTTAGGGCGTTCTCGCCCATCTCTTTAAAAGATTCTGCTAAATTTATTAAACCTACTGCAACTTCTTCAATACATTCAGGACCGTGGTTCTCCTGTAAGTGTTTAGCAAACTGGCTGACATAATCAGCAAATTGAATAGCCTCTAACCAAATAGTATTTGGGTCATAAATCTGCCGTGATGCTTCATTTACTTGTTCAAGTACATTAGGCAACTCAGCAATGATAATGTCCTTAACTTCCTGAGGTACCTTCAACCTGCTTAGCACTGCTTCCATTCGCTCTGGTGTAAGCAACAATTCCTCCGTCAATGTAAGACTGGTATTCTTCTTCCGTAAGGTCTTGGAACCGACCAGTTTCTTTATTCTTCCAAACAATTGCCCTCCAACCAGCGGTGTATGTAAGTGCGCGTGGCATCAACATGAGTTGTGCCTTAATGTCTGTTGCAAAACGCTCTGTCTTAATAACGAACTCGTCTCCAACTCCTGAGGCTGGTACTTCACCAAAATTTTCTGCAACTGATAACTCCCAAGGACTATCTAGTTTTTCTATTAACATTCCACCCATTTTATTCTCCTAAGGTTGTCCAACATCTAATACCTGCATACTTGCGGGGTCGTATGAAAGCCAAACTGGTGTGCCTCCATTGGCATCGGCAGGTCCGTAACGATTCTTTACAGCACACACACCCATCGTTGACATCTGGTTAATAACCGTAAGGATTAACGAAGGAGTCTGGGCTACCTTGCCATGCAGTGCTCGTTGTGGGGGGCAAGGGTTACCAGCGACACCCTCCGATGTGTGGTGACAAACCACTACTGCAGCGCCAGTTTCCCTTGCCCACCATTTAAGTTCCTTCATTAGAGTACGCAACCCGCCAAATTCATCTTGCGACTCCATCGTTACATCAACGGCGTTGTCTAATACAATCAAACGCACATCTTCACCAAGGCGCTCTCTGGTTGCGAGTACGGCATCCTCAATATCTTTAAGCGTAGGTGATGAATCAAACTCCCAATAGATGTGGTCAGCAGGCTTGAGCATTTGTGCTGCCCAATCTCTGTCCATTTCCATTAGAGGTTCGACTTCTGCCTGTTGCTTCCCAGTCAACAAAGCAAGAAGTCTAAGACTCATTGTGTGTGAATGTGTATCAGCGCTGATGTATAGCGTAGGAACTTTTGCCCGAACTGCCAAGGACAGAGCAAGCGTTGACTTGCCTGCCCCTGGCGGTCCAGCAATCATGCTTACCTCGCCGTAACGGATTGCTATTTGTTGAGCAGCAAGCGAGTGCCACACAACAGGAAGTGTTGCACCCCCTTGTGATGCTGTCTTGATAGCACGGCTGAGTAGGCGCATCTGTTATGCAGGTACCTTATTTTGGCAAGCCTGTCCCTGAGGCTTAGGACATGCATAAAACGCCTTGTATGGGCGACCTGTAGCCTTAGCAATACCTGCTGGTACATGGCGCATAGTTCCACTACCGCATGAGCACTCAGGCACGGCGCGGGTAGGTGTGTATCCTGCTGGCGCAGGGGCAGCAACTGGTGCTGGGTATGACGGAGCAACTGCTGCTACTGGTGTGTGGCTAACAACTTCTGGCTTAAGACCACCATTAGTTAGAGCACAGATAGCATCAATGGTTGATTCTAAATCAGCAATTGATGCAATGCGTAGTGTTAAGCCATCAAGTGCTGCATCTAGTTCAGCATCTGATGTTGCGCGGATGTTTAGTAAAGAACCCTTAGGTGTCTTTACATTGATTTGGTACAGCGGTTCAGTCATTTGGTTCTCCTATAGGTATCTCTGGATAAAGGTGTGAGTCTTTGCCACCCACTGCATAACATGAAGAATTTACGGAGCATGTGCCACACATAAACCCTGTTGATGGAATAAAGATTTTGTTACTTACTGCTATCTCAAAACCCTTAGCCCATGAGCCGAGGCGTGCCTCAGTAAAGCGCTCAAGACTAACAGGAGCAGTTAATTCTCCTGTGCGTGCCATGAAATAACTGCCAAGTTGTGGGCGAATACCAAAAGTTTTCTCCACAAGGACTGCATAGATACCAAGTTGTGTCTGGGACTTAGGTTCAGCCCCTGTCTTAATATCTACAATTACCAACTCGCCAGTAGGCGCAACCATTATGCGGTCAAGGAACGCTTTAATGTTTACGCCGTTGATTTGTTGATTCATTTCAGTTTCAATAGCGGGTATGCCAGCGGGGGTTTCCCAAATGTGCCATCCACTATCTTCACGGAACTGCATCCATGATTCCACCATGCGTGGACCTGCAGCCAACCACCATTCAGCATCTTCCTTATTAGGAAAAGCCTTGGTAGCACGACCACCAGCACGCCAAGGCATACCGTTGTCCACCATCTTGTAGTTATGTTCCCATCGTTCTATGAACATAGCAGTTGGGTCGAAACCCTCAGGCTTGATGTCATAGATTTCTGTGCACTCATGTACAGCCTTACCACCAGCAAGCCAGTAGGAAGGTGACTCTGCTACATTTTGTACACGAGTAAGGTAGTACTGCCATCCGCACCCAAGCCATGTTGACATGGCGGAGTGAGAGATGTAGTTCTTCCCTGTGATTTGTTCAAGTGTCATTGTTTCTCCTTCAATAGAGGAGATTACTACACAATGTCTGCTCTATTCTGCGACACGCCGAGGTGAATAACACACATGTAATTCAATTTGTGTGTACACTGCTGTTCGTGTTGAACAGATTAAGTAGAGGACTAGCGAGGCTTCAAAGCCGAGCGGTGCTTAAGGATACAAGAATTGATTTGCGTAGCCTTGGTCCTATCCATGTGTGCTCTTGTGGCTCCCGCTTATTTAAAGTGGGATGTATGTTTGAAGATGGTGAAATTAGTATGTGGTTTGTAAACGCAGAGTGTGCTGAGTGTGATGCACTTGTTACTGTGCCTACTCCAGTGGATGCCATCGCATGAAAATAATTATTTTTTCTGTTGCTTTAATTGTCAGCAATCTTTTAATGTTTAGATTTGGCTTTATTTACGGTATTAAGACAGAACAACGAGCACGCCTTCGCCGTCTTAATTCATTGAAGAAATTATTAAATGGCAAAGTATGACTACAAGTGCTCTGTATGCGGTGGCGTTCAAGAGATAGATAAACCGATGGGCAGTGACTGGTCACCTTCTTGTTGCGGTGAGGTTATGACTCAGATTTACTCAGCCGTACCAGTTAAGTTCAATGGTAGTGGCTTCTACTCAACAGGCGGATAAAGCAAAAAAGCCCCCCCGCATAAAGCGAGGGGCTAATCTGTTAGGTTACTAAAGGTTACTTCTTGGTTGGGAATGAATCCTTTGGGTTTGCCCAACGCATTAGGATAGGCAAGACAGATGCAATACCAGCCTTAACATAATCAGAAGGAGATGTTGCTCCCACTGCATAGGCTGTTGTCGCACCAGCAACAAAGGCACGAATGTATGTGCCAGCAATACTTGAGATTTGTTCTTTTAATTTAGAGGACATTACTTACTCCATTTCGGTCTGCCAAAGCCCACAATAGTAGCCGTGAGTTTGCGCTTATTGTCTTTTTTGTAGGCACGGATACGCTCCGCCACCTCACCACCATTGGCTTGTGAACCTTTGGTTTTCTTTTCTGGAACTGTGTTGCCTTCAACGGTAGTCACTGTGCCATCGAGATTATCTTTAACCACGATGCCAACATGCTCTATCTTGGCTCCGCCTTTAACAAAGTCAAAGAACACAATGTCGCCAGGCTGAGGCGATGCTGTCTCAGCATTGCTCCAAGCACCGATTCCTTTAAATGCTTCGGCTCCGCCAGGAGTCCATACCACATTAGGAATCTTTACCTTTGCTTGGTTGGCACACCACATTACGAATGAGCCACACCAAGGTTGTAGGTCATGCTTAGTAAACTTGCCATACTTGGTTTCGTTTGTTCTTGGTCCTTCTACGGTACCAATTTCAGCGCGTGCTGCCATAATGAAATCATCTTGCTTGCTCATCAATTCTCGCTTTCATAACTTCAACATCAATTTTTATTTGTTGTTGGTTTTCAATTAGTTGGTCAACTTTATTTATTAAGCCAGTATGCCCATCGTTATACAAAGCGTATTCAATTCTGTTTAACTTATCTTTAAGTTCTTCTGTGTACTTTAAGATAGTGTGTCTTGCTATCATTCCCAAGCCAGCAAGCAACGCAACAATAACAAAGAAATAAGAATAGACAATGGTGGCTGTATCAGATGACATTGGCAGGGTTCCCCTTATACGACAGTGCGAGCGATGATTTGGCAGATGCCACCAAATCCTGAGTAGTTACGAGCAGATGGTGTTGCGCGAGTAAATGTAATTTGTTCAATCACACACTCAATAGGTTCTCCACCTGCGGTGAAGTCCTGAACAATGATTGTCGCACCTATGCTTTCAACTGATTCAAGTGCAAACAAACGCTCACGAGCATAGCCTTCGTAACCAATGATGTTGCCAGTCTTATCTGTTTCACGGTCAAACATAAAGATAGGAATTTGTAGCACACGAGCACGGGTAGGTGAAGGCAAAGCCTTGACTGCTAAACCTACTACCACTGGTCCAGTAGTTGCATCTGTTGTGTTCTTGTACAACTCTAGTTTAAACGCAGCATCTGGTCCAATGTTTGGGTAAGAGTTTGCTAAGTCAATATCAGCAGCGGTGCTGTTGCCTTGAAGAATTGTTGTAATAATTTCATCAGAAGAAACATTCATTTTGTACACTCCGATGTCGCCGTTGGCTTCATCTCCTACAGTACGAACACGCACACGCTTCCATGCTTTGTTTTCCATGGTGTCGTAACGAATCTTGCCATTACGAATTACGCCTGTGTCTACTAAATCTGTTGCGTGTTGTAGCCAGATACCAGAACCATTGACGGCAAAGGCAACTTGATTGTTTTCTCCAACAATACGCACTGCTTGAACTGTTCCAGTTACGGCATCAGCAAAAGCATCTGTTGCTCGTGCATACACACCTGTGGATATAGGCTGTGCATAACCTGACAGGGTAATAGGTTGACCTAAGTTAATTCGTGTTGTGCCTGAGTTGCTGTTTACTTGATTGGTATTGCCCGCCCAGATGTACGAGTCACGACCTTCAAAGTCATAGACACCGTTCTCATTGTGGAATACCAATGGTCCGTAAGTCATGTCACCGTTCTGGTCTAAGGTTGCAATGCGAGCGCCCTTGTTTGTTCCGACCATAAGGTATGTGCCAAGATATGTGTATAAAGACAGAACTCTCTCGCCTCGTGGCAAAACTGCAGCGGTAATAATAGTACCCAAAGCACCAGTGTTATCTACTTGTAACTTAAAGATAGAGGAATGGTCGCCAGCATACCCACCTAAATAGATTGCGTTAGAGCCTTCTGTTACGGCGCTCCAATTCCACAAAGCAGGCATAACCGTTGAGCCATTGATAAGTTTTCCTTGCGAAGCGGTTATCGCTGGTTTAATTTGAACAACAGGTGCACTACCATGGCTTAAAAATGTAAGTTCATAGGCTGAGTAAGTTCCATCAGTAAATCCAAACCCAGCAATAACTCTGCTCTTAACATACTTAATTGCTACATGGTCTGCTGTTAATCCATCGTATCCGTAATGTTTATGTACCGTGCCATCGGATAGTTTGACATCATAGATGCCAGCAGTTGTAGCCACATACATATATGTACCATCTGATGTGGTAGCAAGGATTGTTTCATTACTAAATGATGACCAGTTAACAAGGGCAGTAGATGTACCAGCGGTAGTAATCTTGTACATAGCAGTTGTCTGTGATGTGCGTACACTCAGGTCAGTGGCTACAAGAAAAGGAACTCCTGCATCGGTGCCACCAGAATCAACTTTACATTTACCAGTAAAAGTTTGAACACGAGTTGTCTTTCTCAGTAGAGTAATCTGCCCAGGTGTCCAGACATCTATGCCATAGGAATCTTTGAAACGAAAACGAACTTCGTTGTCATTGCCTTCCAATGGTTCGGTAAAGTTAATGCCTTCGCCATAGTGCCAAGAGGATTGTGCCCGTGTCCAGTATCCTGAACCACCAAGGGTGTGTTCTCCTGGGTCACGCATCTGGTCTACCCGCTGAGAACGAAACTCTGCTGTTTGCCGCTTGTATGGTGTGTTGTCTGTAACAGCCATAATAAATGGCAGACCAGCAATAGCCACATCAAAGGCGTTAGCATTTAAGTCATAATATGTAGACAAGCGCCCCGATAAATCAATTATCGTGCGCTCGGTAATGTCGGGTGCGCGTGATACCACTATGACTCCTTAGTTATTCGGTTGGTAGTACTAATTCATCCCAGGATAATGTTGTTTCATTCCAAACATAAGGCTTCTCATCTCTTGGATAAGGAACTGGTGCTTGCCACTTAGCATCAACATCTAATGTCCAAGATGGATAAGGCTGAGGCGTAAAGAAGTGGTCAGCAATTGGGTCGTAAGACATTCCAATGCCAGCATAATTCTTGCGGAATGTAGCATTGTAAGAAGTTTGAACCCAACGAG